GCGAGACAGATGTGGGCCGTGTGCTGCCGCCGGAATATCTCTTCTTCGGCGGCGACGGGAAACACAACACATTCAGAACCGAGTGGGACGGCGGCGAATACTGGGACTGGAGCTGGCCGTCTCCATACGAAAGTTAGGGAGGAAAGACCATGATGTATCGGGTGCGCCGCGTGCAGATCGGAAACAGCGGAGAGATTGCGTGGGAGTCGAAGCGAGCGGAGATCATACCGTGGCCGGTGGAGCTGACGGTCGGCGGGCTGTATGCGCTGCGCAGCGGCAGGCTGTACCGCGTGGAAGGGAGAGAAGATCATGGAGCAGAAAGTTGACCCGTATATGCGGGAGGCGCCATGGGTGTGCTGCCCGATGTGCGACGAAGAGGTCTGCGTGGGCAGGTTCAACTGCCCGGAGATCGCGGAGTTGTGCATGGAAAAACGAGAGAAGGACGAGGCGGAAGGAGTTGTGCGGACGTGAAAGAGAATGTGCTGGAGCGAAACGCGCGGATGGACACAGACCGCAAGATCGCTGATTTCCGCGTAAAGCAGCAGATGGATTATGCCTTCAAGGTGAAATACGCGAGAATCCGTGCGTGGGAGTTCTACAACCACCCCGATGTCGCAGGGAACTGCTATGTCGCAGTCGGCGGCCTGGACTCCATCACGCTGCTTTTATTCCTGCGCAGCATCGGAATTGATGTGCCTGCGGTTTCTGTCTCATCGCTGGAGGACAAGTCCATCCAGAGGGTGCATAAACAGCTTGGCGTGCAGCCGCTGAAGCCGCTAAAGAGCAAGGTCGAAGTGCTGCGGGAATATGGATGGCCGGTCATCTCAAAAGAGGTCGCTGGGAAAATCTCGCTGCTTCAGAATCCGAGCGAGAAAAACGCGACGGTTCGTCATGCAATCATCACTGGAGAAACTGGGGCCTATGGTGGATACCGGACGGGGACACGAATGAAGCTGGCGCAGAAGTGGCTGGAGCTGTTCGGCGGATACGAAAACGAGCGCGAGGACGTCAACTACATGACGCCGGACTTCCTTGTGTCGGATAAATGCTGCTACTACCTGAAGGAAAAGCCGTGCAATGACTATGCAAAGGAAACTGGGTGCTTTCCATACATGGGGCTGATGGCGTCTGAAGGTGGGCGCAGACAGAAGGCTTTGATGATGCACGGGTGCAACTACATATCAGCAGGTACAAAGCGCAGCTGCCCATTCGCAATTTTTTCAAGACAAGACCTGCTGCAGCTCGCGTTAGATTTGCAGGTGCCGGTTCCGGAAATTTACGGCGAGATCGCGCGAGACGCAGACGGAACGCTGCGGACAACGAAAGCGCAGAGAACTGGGTGCAGTATGTGCGGCTTTGGCATACACATGGAGAAACGTCCGCATCGGTTCGACCGGCTCTGGGAGCGGAACCAGAAAGAATGGGAAATGTGGATGAACCATGTCATGCAGGACGATCGCGGGAACTGGTACGGCTGGGGTCGCGTGCTGGATTATATCGGCGTCGAGTGGCGAGACCCGGAAGCGGCCCTGATAAATGCAGCAGAACAAATCACGATGGACGACGCGATCAGATACCTAGCCGCCAAAGCGGCGGAATAATTACAAGAAGGAGGGAACGTATGAGGATCACAACAGATGCCCCGAAGAACAATCTCGAAATGGCGCTCAACCTGTTTTATGTCAAGGACAAAGAGGTTTGGGTGCGCGAATATGGAAAGAACGGTGCAGATATTTCCCTGCTCAATCTGACGCGGGAGATTCTGAGCTACCAGTGCCAATATGTAGAGCCAGACATCTCTGACGATGACCTGATTATGATGATGCCGGAATGGCTTTTCGATGATGTTCGGACGACGGAACATGTAGTCGGGCTGCTCTATCAGGCAGCGTGGGTGTGCGCGGAACTGCGCGAGCACCTAAAAGAATTTGAAGACAAGGAGGATACACGAATGAAGAAGCTATTCATATCGCAGCCCATGCAGGGCAAGAGCAAGGAGGAAATCATCGCGGAGCGGAAGGTCGCGATCTGCCAGGCAAAAGAGGCCGTCGGAGACGAAGTCGAGATCATCGACAGTTACTTCGAAAACGCCCCGGCGTGCAACCGGCCGCTCTGGTTCCTGGGCGAAAGCCTGAAGCTGCTCGCAACAGCAGATATTGCATATTTTGCAACAGGTTGGGAAGGCGCACGCGGATGCAAGATCGAGCACACCTGCGCTGAGGAATACGGCGTCCGCATCATTGAGGCGCCGGGAACGTGAAGGAGGGATAAGCCATGAGCGATATTAAGATTACCAAGGAGAGAATTGACGCGCTTCTCGGCGAAGCGGACATCCGGACACTGACGCTGTTCGGGAAATGCACGGTGGTAACGGCGAAGCTGAAGAACGGGTTCGTTCTGACGGCCGACAGCGCGTGCGTTGACCCGGCGAACTACGACAAGCGCACGGGCGAGCGCATCTGCCTGGAGCATATCGCGAACAAGCTCTGGGAGTTGGAAGGATACCGGCTGCAGTGGGACGTCTTCAACAAGGCGAACCGCAAAGGCACAGCGCCGGGCCTGGACGACGAAACGCTCGATGAGATGCGCACGCTCTGCAACAGGGCGCTGCGGGCATGGGGCGCGGAGATGCAGAGCGTCGTGGCGGCAGAGGAACTTTCTGAGCTGCAGAAGGAGCTTTGCAAAAGCGTGCGCGGAGAGGACAACGCGGATGCCATCGCCGAAGAGATCGCAGACGTGCAGATCATGCTGGAGCAGATGATGCTGCTGCATGACTGCCGGGATGCCGTGGACGAGTGGCGCAGACGGAAACTGGAACGTCTGGAGCAGCGGCTGCCGAAGGTTCCGGACCGGAGCCAGTGCAATCACGCATGGGTTCTGGAGCGGACAGACGGCAGCACGCGGTATTACTACTGCGAAAAATGCGGGGCGCATCACAAGCAGGTTGTGCCGCAGAAGGCAGACGCAGCGTGGGAGTGACGGCATGAAGGCTATGACGGCAGAGCGCTGCAGCGGCATCAAGAGCGGGTACTGGAGCGCGGAGAAGAAAGAAGACCTCGTGCAGCAGCTGGGGCTGTATGAGCATCAGGTTCTAAGCCCGGCAAAGATCGAACAGTTTCAGAAGCTGCGCACACGTCCGAAAGGGGCCAGGGAGATCGTAGAGCTGGCAAACGAATGTGGGCGGCAGGTCTGCGACGAGGCCAGACACTTCGCCTGCCCGTTCGGAGACGAGAGCATGGAGAACTGCGCCCTGCGGCTGGAAGCAAAGTACGACGAGACCATCGGACTGCTGCTCGATTTGGCAGAGATGATGGGCTGACGGACAGATTCAGGAGGAAAAGATATGTTTGACATCACAAAAAGAACGACGATCACGACGGACTGGGCGCAGCTGAAGACCGTGCAGGAGCAGATGAACCTGGCGGAAATCATGCTGGAGGTCGGCAGCGAGTTCCCGATCTGCCTTGAGGCGGACGCAGACAATGAGAATGATGTGTTTGAGCAGCTGACGGCGCAGGTGGTGCACGTCACGAAGGAAGGCCGCGTGATGGTCGTAGTGAAGGACTGCATGGGGCAGATGCACGCAATGAACGACTACGCGACGAACGAGGGCGGCTGGAAGGACAGCGCGATGCGCAAGTGGCTGAACGAAGATGTACTTCCTCGACTGCCGAAAGAGCTGCAGGCGATGATCGTGCCGCGTACCATCCGGCAGATGATCGACGGCAAAGAAGTGCAGACGCAGGACAAGCTGTGGCTGCCGTCGTTTACGGAAATGTTCGGCGCAGACGCGGCGGCTGAGTGGGCGCCCGGCGATCTGGGAGACGAACAGTTTGAACTGTTTGCTTCGGAACGCAGCCGTGTGAAGGAAGTTCCGGGAAGAGGGACATGGTGGTACTGGCTCCGCTCGCCGGGTGCCGGCAGCTCCACGGCTTTCTGCCTGGTCTACAGCAACGGCAACGCGGACGGTTACTACGCCAGCGGTGCCCGTGGCGTGGCCTTCGGCTTCTGCCTTTAATCCGGAATCCACCCATGATCTGCACGCCTGTGTGCGTGCAGATCGGCTCAGAAAGGAGCGCACGATGCAGAAACAGACGCAGAACTTTCGCTGGCGCGTGACGCACAAAGCGTATGGAACGGTCGAGGTAGAGGGCGTCGACCGGCTGCGGGCCATTATTGCAGCGGCCATGACATGGAAGCAGCGATGGACGCTCATTGCCAGAGCGTGCGAGACAGAAAAGCTGGGGCCAGCGTGACGAGGAAGCAGGGATGCAGCAGCTGCGCACGGGCCTTCCGCGAAGAGCAGCCGGGCGGCATGACGGCGCTTCGCTGCGGATACCGCGCAGGCACAGCGGAGCAGACGCCTCCGAGGCCGGACGGAATCCAGATGCTGCAGCCGAGCGTCTGCTATGGAAGGATTACCCAGCTATTTCCGACGGGTATGGACGGCTGCGCAGACGGAAGGCCGCCAGTATGGTGCCGGGGATATTTCATTCAGAAAGAGCATTAGCCGAAACAGGGCGCAGCTGCGCCCTGTCTGCCGGGGACAGCCTCCCGGCACTGACGATGGCAGGCTGACCATATACATTATATATTCGCGCGTACGCGCGAATTAAGGCTTGTAAGCAATCTTAACTTAGCAACCATTCTCCGAAGGAGGGCACAGGGCCATGTATCAGGGGCGCACCTTCATCCGCGAAAGCGTATATGTCTGCGGCAATTACATGGACGCGGACATATATCCGGTGTTTCAGAAACCAGGCCGCAGACGCAGCCGCTGCAAGCCGACGAGCGAGATTCAGAGAAGACTTAACCAGAAGAACGCAGAGAAGAGACTCACGCGCCTGGTACATACGAACTTCACGGAAGACGACATCGCACTGCATCTCACCTACCGGCCGGGAGAAGAACCGGAGACGAAAGAGGGTGCTCAGCGCGATCTGCAGAATTACATCCGCCGTCTGAAGCGGAGATATACAAAGCTCGGCAAGGAGTTCAAGTATATCAGCTGCACGGAATACGGAAAGAAGACAAACCGCATCCACCACCATCTCATCATCAGCGGCGGACTCGACCGCGACGAGATCGAGAAGCTGTGGGGACGCGGCTATGCAAACAGCATCCGTCTGCAGTTCGGGCCGGATGGCGTAACGGGCCTTGCACACTATATCGCGAAGGATAAGCTGTTCTTCCGCCACTGGAACCAGAGCCGGAACCTGATACAGCCGGAGCCTGCACAGTACGACGGGAAGATCACGCTGGACGAGGTGGGAAGCCTGGTAGACGCCATCGAGGAAAAGAACGCATGGGTGCAGCTGGAGCAGCGGTATCCGGAATATCAGCTGACATCCATCAGCTATGTCCGCAACGCCGTCAACAAGGGCGTTTATATTCACTTCGAGATGAGACGGAGGTGGGGGCGATAGGCATACGGCTGGAAGACCTGCCGCTGCGTGCGCAGCAGCAGGCACTCGCTCAGCTCAAAACAGCGCAGATACAGAAGGCCAGGAAGTACCGGAACGAGCCGGAGATGGCAGAGGGCATCCGCTTTGACAGCAAGAAGGAGGCCGGAAGGTTTCGGGAACTGCAAGCCATGCTGCAGGCAGGACTCATCCGCGAGCTGCGGCTGCAGCAGGACTTCACGCTGCAGGAAGCATACACCACGCCGGACGGAAGACGCATCCGCGCCATCCGGTACTGCGCGGACTTCTGCTATGAGCGGAAGACGCAGACCGGCTGGGAGAAGACTGTCGAGGACGTGAAGAGCCGGGCGACACGGACACAGAAGTATATCATCAAGCGGAAGATGATGCAGGACAGATATGGAATCGAGATCAAGGAGATATGAACATGAAGATCGGAGACATCGTACAGAGAATCCCGGAGACATTCGGGGAGACGGAGATCGTCCAAGCAAAAGACAGAAAGCAGCCGAAGAAGGAGCGCAAGCCATTCACGGGGACGGTGACGTACATCCACCCACTGAGGAGATACCACGTCGTCAGCTTCCGGGTGCGCGGCGGCGTCATCCGCGAGAGCTTCGCAGGCGCATGAGACAGACGACGGCGTAAGAGAAAGGGCGTGAGGGAATGTTCCGTTTCAAATCTGGCGTGAAGGTAGACTACAACCGGCAGGGGTATATCTATTTCACCTCACGCCTTTACAAAGATCTGCCGGAAGAAGACCAGCGGGTCATCCTCAACCTGTGCCTGGAACATGGCGGGGAGAGCTACCAGGCGCTGTTTGAGTTCGTGACAACAGACGCGACGGCGACGGCGGTGTGCATGAAACACTGCCTGAGCAAGTCCACGCTGCACCGAATGGTGCGAAGGTACTACGAGGATTTCCCCAAAAAGCTATAATTTGGGCAACGAAAAGCGGGACTGCAGGCGTGCAGCCCTGCTTTTTGTGCAAGGTGCCGAAAAAGTTGACACTTCGTGACGTGACTTTTCCAGTATCATGGCATCGTGACGGGGCATGCACTCGATATTGCAGCAAGACCCTGCGGGAGGACGCCGCGCATTAGGCGGGATTTGAGCGGTGCGGAGAGCATATTTGAATTTTTCCCCACGACAAGCGCGCGCATACGGGTGCGCACGCGCGGGAACCTTAGAGCGCCGGGACGGGAGGTGGCGCAAATGGCGGCAGGAAGGCCCAAAAAATACACCAGAAAGAAGCTGCGGGAGGAAACGGAACGGTATTTCCGCAGCATTTCGCGCACGATTCCGGCCAGAGACGACACGGGCGGCATCATCCGGAACGACGACGGCGATGAGATTCAGCTTTTGCAGTACGTTGTGCCGCCGTCGATCGCCGGACTGTGCCTGCAGCTGGGCATCGACCGCAGCACCTGGCAGAACTACGCAGACCCGACGCTGCATCCGGAGCTGGCGGACGTGGTAGCTGAAGCCAGAGCGCGGATTGAAGCGTATCTGGAGCAGGAGCTTTTGACGCGGGAGAAGGGACTGCAGGGCATCATCTTCAATCTGCAGAACAACTACGGCTGGCGGCAGAAGCAGGAAGTTGAGCTGGGCGAAAAGACGCGCAGCTCGATGGGGGCCGGTGAGATGCGCATTGCAGACAAGCTGGCACTGCTGGCCGAGGAACGCGACGCGCTGCTTATGACGGAGCGAGAAGACGATGGCGAAGAAGCAGACGCAGAAGGAACTTGACCTGAAGGTCGAATGTGCGCTGTGGTTCCGGAATCTCCGGGAGACGAACAACCGCACGTTCCTGCCGCTGTTCTGGGACGAGCACAGATACCTGGTTCTGAAGGGCGGCGGCGGTTCCGGAAAGTCGATCTTCGCGGGGCGAAAGATTCTGGAGCGGGCCATCACGGAGCCGGGGCACCGGTTCCTGGTCTGCCGGAAGGTCGCCAGGACGCTGCGGGAGAGCTGCTTCAAGCAGCTTTTGGGACAGCTGGCAGACTTCTATCCGGACAGCGGATACAAGCCGAACAAGTCTGACCTTGCCATTTCATTCCGCAACGGCAGCGAGATCATCTTCGCAGGCCTGGACGACGTCGAGAAGCTGAAGTCGATCTACAACATCACGGGCATCTGGATTGAAGAAGCGAGCGAACTGCTGGAGGGAGATTTCAACCAGCTGGACATCCGACTGCGCGGCCGGACGCGGGAGTATCAGCAGATCATCCTCACCTTCAACCCGATCAGCATCAAGCACTGGCTGAAGAAACGGTTCTTCGACCGAAAAGACCCACGGGCGCGGGTGCATGAGTCCACCTACAAGGACAATCGGTTCCTGGACGACGCGGCCATCCGGACGCTGGAGAGCTTCCAGGAGACGGACGAGTATTACTACCAGGTCTACTGCCTGGGAATGTGGGGCGTGACCGGCAAAACCGTCTTCGACGGAAAAGCTGTGGCGGCAAGGCTGCAGGCTATCCGGCCGCCGAAGCGCACGGGTATTTTTGAGTATGACGACGACGGCGTGAAGCTGTCTTCGATCAGCTGGACGGACGACAAGACCGGCTGCATCCGCATCTACCGCGAGCCGGAGCCGGGCGTGCCGTATGTCATCGGCGGAGACACCGCCGGAGAGGGCAGCGACAGCTTCGTGGCGCAGGTGCTGGACAACAGAACCGGCGTGCAGGTGGCGCAGCTTCGCGGGAAATTCGACGAGGACGTCTTCGCCCGGCAGGTTTATTGCCTGGGCCTGCACTACAACACGGCGCTCATCGGCCTGGAGACGAACTTTTCCACCTACCCTGTCATGGAACTGGAGCGGCTGCGGTATCCGCGCCAGTATGTGCGGGAGACCATCGACGACTACACGCACAAAGTCCGGCAGTCGTTCGGTTTTCTTACGAACACGAAGACACGGCCGGTCATCCTCGCCGAACTCATCAAGGCTGTGCGGGATGACATCGAGATCGTGAACGACGAGACGACGCTGGAAGAGATGCTGTCGTTCGTGCGCAACCCGGAGACACTGAAGCCGGAAGCGGAGCCGGGCGCACACGATGACTGCGTGCTGTCGCTGGCCATTGCGCACCACATCCGGCCGCAGCAAAGCTATCTGCTGCAGGAGCCGAGGGCGCAGGGCGTGAAGTGGTCACGCAGCCAGTGGGAGGACTACGAAAACGCATCGCCTGCGGAGCGGGAGATGCTGAAGAAGAAATGGGGAACCCCGGCTACCTGACAGGCGGCCGACGACATAGGAGTGAAGATCATGGCGAAACGAGCGAACAACGACAAACTCCGGCTCTGGCAGGACAGGCTCTCTCGAAACGAAAGCGCTTATGAATCCGAGGCAAGCCGGATGGACGAGCGGGAGGCACTGTATGCAGGCGTCAATCAGCTGCGGGCCATCGTCCGGGGCGAGCGGAAAACGCAGACACCGCACGTCCGGAACATCTGCGCGGAGCTGATCGAAGCGCAGACGGACAGCAACATCCCGCAGCCGAAGGTCACGGCCCGGCGGAAGAAGGACGAGATGAAGGCCAAGCTCATCGAAGATATGCTCCGAAACGAGCTGGACAGGATGCCGTTTGAACAGCTGAACGACATGATGGAACGCACGGTGCCCATCCAGGGCGGCGCTGCGTTTTTGGTCGAGTGGGACAACACGCAGCGGACGCACTTCACGATCGGAGAACTGGCCGTGTCAACGCTGCACCCGAAGCAGATCGTGCCGCAGGACGGTGTCTACACAGGCGTGGAGGACATGGACTATATCATCCTCAAAATTCCGCAGACGAAGGAGTACATCCGCCGGAAGTATGGCGTGAGCGTGGCAGACGAGTCGGAGCGCGAACCGGACGTCAAGGGCGCGGGCGACACGTCCACGGCGGATGATCTGGTCACGCAGTACATCGCCTATTACCGCAACGACAAGGGAGGCATCGGCCTTTACAGCTGGGTGAACGATACGGAGCTGGAAGACCTGGACGACTACCAGGCGCGGAAGCTCCGCCGGTGCGTCCAGTGCGGTGCCATTGAGCCGCTGGCAGCAGAACCGATGGATGAACCGAGCACAGACGGGACGCCGCCGCAACCGATTTTGCAGCCGCAGACACCGGAAGCGGCCATTCAGGAAGCGGCGAACGAGCTGGAGCGGGAGACCAGACCGGCGGTACAGCGCGGCGGGCGCAAGGCCTGCCCGTACTGCGGCGGGACAAAGTGGGCAGAGTCCACCGAGGAATACGAGGAAGTCTACTTCCCGATTCAGCGCACAGACGGGAGTGTCATTCCGGGCGTCGTTCCGAAAGAAACGGCCAGCGAGACGCAGACGGATGAGATGGGCCTGCCGGTCGTCACGGTCACGGAAGAACCGACACGCATCCCGTTCTACAAGCCGGACATCTTCCCCGTCATTCTGCAGAAGAACGTGAGCATGTACGGCCGGTTCCTGGGCGACAGCGACATCGACAAGATTGCAGACCAGCAGAACACCACCAACCGCGTCGAGGCCAAGATCATCGACAAGCTGCTCAAATCCGGAAGCTATATCACGCTGCCGGACGAGGCCAGCATCCGCGTGGACGCGGACGACATGAAGGTCATCCGGCCGGGCAACGCCGCAACGAAGGCGCTCATCGACGTCTACGATCTGCAGGGCAACGTGCAGCAAGACCTCACCTATCTGGCACAGGTCTACGAAGAGGCGCGGCAGGTCATCGGCATTACGGATTCCTTCCAGGGCCGCACAGACCACACCGCCACGAGCGGCAAGGCCAAGGAGTTCGCAGCGGCGCAGTCGGCCGGGCGCCTGGAATCCAAGCGCGTGATGAAGGACGCGGCATACGCTGCGCTCTTCGAGGCGATGTTCAAGTTCAAGCTGGCGTACACGGACGAGCCGAGGCCGGTCGTGTCGTCGGACATCCACGGAAACGCGCAGTATGAGACCTTCAACCGGTACGATTTTCTGGAGCAGGACGACGCCGGGGAATGGTGCTGGAACGATCAGTTCCTCTTCTCGTGCGACACATCCGCGCCGCTGGCGTCGAACCGCGAGGCCATGTGGCAGGAAACACGCATGAACCTGCAGACCGGCGCCTTCGGAGACCCGGCGCAGCTGCCGACGCTCATTCTGTTCTGGACGAAGATGGAGATGCTGCACTATCCGGGCGCCAGCGAGACGCGCGGGTATCTTGAAGAAGAGCTGAAGAAACAGCAGGCACAGCAGCAGATGGCCATGCAGATTCAGATGGCCCAACAGCAGGCAGCCGTGCAGGTCCAACAGGCGCAGCAGCCATCCGGTATCGACGAGCAGACGGCACAGGCCGTCGTGCAACGGGCCAGACAGGACGCAGCACGGGACTCTGCCGCAGCGAGACAGAAGCCCCAGGGGACAGCCCCTGTTTGATTCTTTTGATCGTTTCTTTTATCCGGGTATCGCCCG